CCAACGCCGGCGGTCTCCAGATAGGCGGCGATGTCATCAGCCAACATGAACGCTCACCATCCTCTCCAGACGTGCGATTATGCGCGCCTCCATGTCGTCCATGCTCTCTTCGAGCGGATCCTTGAGGAACAGGGACCTGGTGCCCGGAGCCTTGTAGTCGACCGGCATGCCGCCCTCGTTCCGATCGTGCACGTACACCGCGTAGTCGGTGTTGTAGGAGAGGGTGACGGACACTTGGTTCCCGTTGCGCTCCGGCACCTCCACCCTTGCCGACGCCCTAAGCAAACCGGTGTCGATTGGGGCGAGCCTAAGGCTCTTGTTCATCACCCGCCATCCTTCCTGGAACAGTATCTGCTCCAGTTCCGATGGGATAGCGTCGGTCAGGTTCCGCAACTTGTCCTGCTCTTCACGAAGGCGCTGCACCTCCGCACGGACCTCTGGAGTTGGGCCCTTAGACATAGAGCACCTTCAGGTAGGGGGTGCCATCTGGTCCCGCCAAGACGTCGATCTTCTGCACCGGACCATCGTCACCGTTGGGCAACACGACCCGGTCCTTGATGCCCACGCTGACGCTGCCATCCACCATGATCTTCGCCGAGGTGAACAGTGCCGTTCCCTCCTCGGAGATCACCTGTTCATCGGCCTGCTCTATCCGACATGGCACTGAGGCCGCGGTCCCATATGCGTACTCCCCATAGGCATTGATGCTCACGTACGGATAGACCGATACGGTCTGTTTCAACCAGGACCTGGTGCCGGAGAACATTCATCCTCCAACCATGGCGATGATGGAGACACCCGCGGCAACCACCGCGACGAACACGCCGATCCAAGCGATGGTCGATGCTTCGGAGTCCTTGCGGTTCGCTTTGGTGGTCTCCAGGGTGTTCAGCCTGCGGTCATGCTCCTGGCACCTCGGCGATGGGCATTTGATGAGGTCGACCTTCTGCTCGATGGCCCTGAGCCGTACCGCTATCTCGACCTGGACCATCTCGGGGGTCATGTTCTGGAACTCCTCACCGAAGGCCAACCGCTCACCTCAGGTCTTGACTATCTTCCTGATCTCGTTCACCGCTGCTATGATGTCGAATCCCAACAGCTTGACCTCGGCCCAAGAGAGCTGATCATCGGCAAACGCATCCACTGCGTGATCACAAGCCTTGTAGGCAGACTCCCACAGCGGCATGAACTCCGCCGGGACCTCTCCCTTGTGCTTGTCCAGGTAGTTGTAGCCCTTGATGGCCTGGTTCTGAAGCCACGCCCTGGTCCCAGGGTACTTCAGCATGATCTTGGTGCCTGCATAAGAGCCCACGGCGACGGCCGCGAACCCTGCTCCGACTATGATGATGGTGTCCGTGATTATCCCTCCGCCCTTGTATCCTCGAAAAATGAAAGAGGAAAGTGGTTTGGGTCTCTGCTTACGCGATGACCGCGGTGACCTGGTAGACTCCCATGTTCAGGTTGGACGCGTTCTTCAGCACCGGCGCGACGGCCTGCCTCCAGACGTCCATCTGATACAGTCTGCCTCCGCGCTCGCTGTCGATGGTCCTGATCTCCACCGGGCCGTTGCCCAAGGCGCACGCGGGCGCTCCGGAGCAGCCGACCAGGATGGACTTGGCGGTCACGTTCTCGTTGACGAACACCTTCAGGCCGAGGCCGGGGATGACGCCCATGGCCTTCGACAGTGCGTCCGGGTTGCCCTCGGAGAACTTGGCGGTGTAGTCGTTGCCGATGAACGCCGAGTAGACGTTGGCCGGCATGACCACGAAGTCCGCCTTGTACGGCCTGATGCCGGCACATGCCTTAGCCAGGTCGCGCAGGGGGTTGTTGGTCACGGTGGACCAGATGGCCGAGGTTGCGGCGGTCTGCGGGCTGGTCTCCATGGCGGTGACGATCTTCTTGTCCAGGATGTTGGCCAGCCTCATGGCTCCCGCGTCTATCTGCAGGCTGAGCGGGTCGCCGGCGCGGCTCTTGAACTTGGCTTCGTCGGAAACGCCCAGCTTGATGCGGTCCTTCTTCAGGGAGAAGTCCACGTTGGTGAACTCCGAGCCCTTGATGGGGGACCACTCCCAGTCGCCCAGGTCCTCGGCGCCCTCGGGGATGCTCTGCACCGGGATGGTGGCGACCAGCTCCGGAACGTCCACCTGAGAGCACAGCTCCCGTAGGTTGCTCACTTCGATCTGCTTCTTCAGGACCCCGAGGGCGATGTTCTTCGCGTCGAGGTTCCCGCTGATGCCGCTTGCGGTAATGATTCCTGCGCCCATCTTACATGCCTCCTACGAAGATGACCTTGGTCTCACCCGAGGCGAAAGCCTCCATGGCGAATCCCACGACCTCGCCGTAAGCGGTCATCACGGCCGTCTTCACGACCCCAGCGTCAGCTTCGACGTACGAACCTTTGGCGATGGCGGCGGCGGAAGCGGTAACCTCGACCGGCCCGTACACGCAGCACTTGAAGGCCACGGTGTCGCCCGAGGCGGCCTCGCAGGCCACGCCGAACTTACCAACGTCGGTGTCCACGGTCGGGTCCCACTTGCCATCGGCCTCCAGGTGGACCAGCTGTCCCTTGGTCACGGCCGCTCCGGCGGTGACCAGCTCAACTATCGCGCTATCGTCCTTGATGTCTCCAGCTGCCATCAGTTCGCCTCCTTACCGTCCGAAATGCTGAAGCAAGGCACTCCGACCTCTCTCAGCTGGTCCTCGAACTTCTTCTCCTTGGGCTTGCCCTTCTGCGAAGTGAACTGCAGCCCCTCCGAGCCGTCCTCGGCGCTCTCGTCCTGGTGCTGCTCGCGGAACTCCAAGACCTTCTCCATGAAGGTCAGGGGGTCCGCCTCGAACTCCTTGCGGGCCTCCTTCTCCTTGTCCCCGGCCACCATTCCCGGCGGGATGTGCTTCGACTTGAAGCTGCCCCACTTGGCGTCCTTCTCCTTGGCGATGAACGCCAGGTTCTCGGTCTTCAGCCCCACGATCTCGGCGTCCTTGGCCTTGACCGCTTCGCCCATCTCCGCCATCTTGGTCTGGAGCTGGGTGAACGCCAACTTGGCGTCCGCGAGCTCCTGGTCCTTAGTGGCGAGCTTTGTCTCCAGCTCCTTTACGTCTGCCATGTTCTCTACCTCTTCGCTCTTCTGCCCGTCCGTTTCCTGACGCCCCATGAAGAGCGCCTTGATCCGGGCGAGCAGCTCTTTTTCATCGTCATTCTTCTGGTTCAGGATGAACGCCCCCAGGTCCCCCGGCATGTCCTTCCCGGCCTCCCTGAAAAGCAGGATGTGGTGGGGAAGGACCTCTTCTTCGAGGCGGTCCCCCTTAGGCCGCAGATTGCGCAATCCGGTGGACAATGATATGATGCCGTCCCCAATGCCGTCCTCGACCTCGCTGTCGTTGACGCCGAGCTTCCCCATAAGCCGGGGGTGGCCCATGCGGTCTATCCAGGCGTCGAGGCATGTTCCCACGAGGCGGCCGTTGATGCGCTTCAGCTCGGCCTCGGGGTCCTTGTCGTATGCCTCGGGGTCCGGGTGATACTGCGCGTAGATGAGCGGTATGCCCGCCCAATCGTTCACGGTCGGGTCGTAGGCGTCCAACGGCAGGAAGAGCCCGTTGCTCTTGCGCTCGAGGGTCTGAAGTATAGCCTCGTGCTCGTTGCCGGTGAACGACAGGCGCGCCCAAGCGCCCGTGCAATAATCAGGACTGCGCATCGTACCAATCCCACGGGGCTGGTTTAAATAGGTAAGTCCGCAGCGCGAGCACCGGATTATTCGCCGGCGAATAATCCGGTTATTATTATCTCTAGCTCGAAATATCCGCCGGCGGATAATCACCGCCTAAAATATCAGCCCGGTCCTCAGCATGTTGGCGCTCGTGTGCAGTCCGATGTATAGGAATTCGATCCCGTCCACGGTTTTGATATACAACAACCTATCCCCGACGTGCGCCGCGCCGAACGCGAGCAGATACTCTGTGCACAACGGCGTGATCGTAAGAGCGGAGAGGTCCATCTCGTAGCAGATGCCGGTGGCGTTGCGGTGGATGATTATGTGGTCCGTCCCCCAGCGCGTGGTGACCATCGTCCCGGTGGTGAGCGTCTCCGTGGCCGGGACGAAGGTCAGCGTCGCCCATCCCGGCGAGGATATGTTGTACTCGTAGACCGTGGCCGTCGCCCCGCCCCTTATGCAAATCAGCTTGGTGGCCGAGTAGGACGGCAGGAACACCAGGGCGCACCCGGCTCCGGACGCAGCGGTTACGGCGGTCCCCGTGGCCCAGGCGTTGGTCGAGATTGTGTAGGTGTAGAATACAGTGGCATTGTTGCCGATGAGATACATCACATCATCGGACGGACCGCCGTAGGTGGTGCATGGGAAGCACAGGCAACCGTCCGTCCCGAAGGTACCCGGAAGGTTGGTTATGCTCCTTGATGTCCAGGTGTTGGTTACCGGGGAGTAATACTGGAACGTCGGAGCGCCGGTGCCGCTGGTTATGAGCGCCCAGACGCGGTCGTTCACCGGATCGTAGACCACGCACGTCCCCGCACCAACGGTGCCGCCCGGCGGTGATGCCAGCTGTTGATAGGTATTGGCCTGCACGTCGTACCGCCAGAACGAGGTGGCCGAGATGAGGATGTAGATGTAACGCCCGGTCCCGCGCTTGTCGTGGCAGGACGTGACGCCGACAGCGGCGGCAGGGAGCGGCTGAAGCACCTCCCATGTCGGCAGGTCGATGGCCGCCTTGTTATTGTTAGTTACCGCCATCTCGGGCCCTCCCGTACTCGCCGAGCGCCTTGTCCGCGGCGGCCTTGGCCTCTTCCTCGGTCATCGGGGCGTTGCCATCCTTGTCAGGATGGAAGTCCTGCATGATGGCGGGGACGCCACCGACACATATCTCATAGCCGAAACCGTGCGGTCGATCGACGATGCGGGCGTACACGGTGCGGGACATCGGATCGTTGCCGTCTGCGTCCATCTCCGGCCCGCCGTTCGCGTGCCTTATCTGTTCGATCTCCGCCATCCGTATGTCCGTCACCGGGTCGGTCACGGCCGCCCTTGGTCCTCTCAGCTTAGATAGTATGCTCATGTCCTCACCAAATTCCTAGCGAACCCCATCTGGAACTGCTTGCCGCTCTCCATCTGCACCCACGGGAGCGCGCGCATCGGACCTATCGATGTGGCTCCCACCGCGCTCACGTTGGTCACGGTGGTGATGTTCGCCACGGACTCGGCTGCCACCCGTAGTCTGCCCGACGTGTCCGTGTTCAGGCGCTTCATGACGTTGTTGAACAGATGCTCGTTGACGCGGTCCTGCTCTGTGGCCGTCTGTATGTCCGAGAACACCTCCGCCAGATTGATGACCGTTCCATTGTCCAGTATTCACCAATATGTCGCCTTGCTTGCTGATCGATCCATCCGTCATTCCTTACTCACCTCTGGGATCACCGGCAGCATGATGCACCGGCAATTGATGTCCGTGCCACCGTGCACGTGCGGGCGCTGGCCTGTGGGAAAGCGCTTGCCGTGCAGCGCCGAGCATTCATCGCAGGTCCTATCGTCGAGCGCCGCCAGCCATTCCTCCTCCTCGATGCCGTAGCGCTTGAACTGTTCGTCGTTGACGTCGCGGTAGGCGCCCATGATCTCGGTCCGGACGATGCGCTCCGCGCTCACCTTGTCGATGCCGGTCGCCTCCATGAGATGCTTCTTCGCCACCCGTACGCCCTCGCCCGCGTTGACGCTCTTCAACAATGATTGCGTCGCCCGCTTCTTGAGGTCCGCGGACAGGGACTCGGCGTTCACTAGCGCGCGCAGCTCGATGCGGGCCTTGAGCTCCGGGGTTATCCCGGACGGACCGAGCGAGCCGATGATGCGCACCCCGGATGCCTTCATGAGCTGCCCGGCGCGGATGGATGCACGACTGTAGGTGGTCTCCAATCGTATCGTCAGCAGCTCCTTGGCGGACGTCGACAGCTGCGACGACTCCCGGCTCACCGCCTCCTCTATCTCCCTGGCGGTGGGGTTCGGACCGAGCGAGTCGGCGATGCGTTCCACGGTCTTGTCTACCAGGGAGGCCATCTCCGCCGCGCTGGCGTCCTCGAATCGGCGGAGGCCCGAGGGGTCCCGGGCATTGACGGCCTTAGCTGGACTTGCCATGCTTCAGCCCCAGGAACTGCAGCTGGTCCTCGTGCGATATGTAGCGCTCGGGGTCCACCGGGTCAATGTCCACCACGGACTTGACGACGGCCGCCCTCTTCATGAGCTCGTCGGACGGCACTCCGCCGATCGTGACGTCGCGGACCGGGGCGACCGCGCCCCACTGTTCCGCCATGGTCGCGAGCTCCTCGTCGCTGATCTCAGGAGCTCCTAGTCTCTCCCGGACCTCGTTCACGCTCAGCGTGCGGGACTGGTATCCGAGCTGGGCCTGCCGGAGCTCTATGTCCCCCGGCGCCGAGCGCTTCACCGCTATCTGCAGCTCGACCGTGTAACCATCGTACCCGTTGAGGTCCAGGTACTCCTGCAGCAGGCCCTCGAACAGGTCCTCGATCATGGTCCGCTGCCCGGCCACCCAATCGTCGCTCTCGTCCTTCTGCGCCGCGGCGTTTCCGCCGATGCTCGACCCTTCCTTATCCAGGTTGGACGCCCCGCGGAACGGCGCTTCTATCCGGCCTTCCAGCCAGTGGATGGTGTTAAGGGCGGTCTCGTTGTCGGTGAGGTCCAGCGTCACCACCTCCATGTTCGGGCGCAGCTGGAACGCGGTGTCCTTCCCCCAGTTCTTGAGGACCGCCTGGGCGTACGACTTGTCATCGCCGACCGGGTTGGTCACCTTCATGAAGAATATGGGGGAGGCGATGCGGTTGACCTTCTGCATCTGCGAATCCGCGCAGAACCGCCTCATCTTGATCAGCGGGACGATGTACGCCGCTCTCGACGTCCCGGCCAACTTTGTGCTCAATGGGTCCTTGAGCAGCCGCACGCCCGGCTTGAGCTTGACCGGCTCGCCCATGTCGCCCTGCGTCTGCCAGAACTCCATCTCCCCGTCGGCGTTAAGCACCACTCCCTGCAGCACGTCCCCGTACGCGTCGTAAGCGTCAGCGGGAGGGTTGGCGAACGATTCGGGCGGGAATCTCAGCACGCTCTGCAGGACCATCTCGCCCCCGACCCGGCCCCACACCGGCCGGATGATGAACGCACCCATGGTCCATTCGTCCTCCCAGCACTGCTTCATGCGGGACCACAGGGCGACGGCCGGGCGTTCGATCATGGCCGACAGCGTGTCCGCCAGTTCTTCGTCCGTCTCGCCGTCCTGGTCCCGGACGTTCAGCGAGTACATGCCGTTGAATATCTTGCTGGACGCCTTGTCGAGCTGCTCGCGCAGGTATTCGTCGCTCAGCGCTTCCATGATGGTGGCGGCGGTGACGTCCGGCTGAGACCAGAACACCCCGCTCTGCGAGATGTATACCACTCCTTCGTCGCTCACCACTCATCACCTCCGTAGGTAGGCATGGTCATGGGATTGAGGGCGAAGTCGCTCATGTCCTGATCTGACCGGGTGGCGCTTTCGTAGCCGGAGCTGCCTCCGGACGATGTCTGCGAATCGACATAGGCTTGGATGAGCGAGGCTGCGACGGCCTGATGCCCTTCGATGGCCGTGTCTATGTCATCGCTTATCGAGAACTCCTTCCCGAGCGTTAGGGACTTGGTCTTGGTCCCGTCCAGCCTCATCCGGATGAACAGTCGGACCAGTGTAAGATTGAGACCAGCCTCCTGGAGCCCCACGTCAGTGTAGGCGGCGGCTAACCCTTTGGCGGCCAGCCTGGCGTTCAGCTCCTTGTCGGCCAGGGTGATTATTGCTTCCACGGTGACCTGGGGATATGTGGTCCCGGTCATTGCCAGTACCTCGGCATAGGTGCAGTATGAAGTCATCTTTACAACCTCTTATAAATATATATGGTGTCCTTCACATAATTCCCCCCAATCGTTTCACTGTCGGCTCGATGTATGTTCTTACCAGCCCTTGCCCGTCGCACCATCCCAGCCAGCCGGTGTAGCTGGCGATGGAACCGCGGGCGTGCTCATCGCACGCGCCCTTCGCGGAGATCCCGCGCATCTTGCGTTTGAGCTGCAGGACGCACCGCTTGCGCAGCAACGTCCGGTCCCCGAAGAAGCGGTACCCCAGGTAGTCGATGCCCCTGGTCCTGGTCGGGAACACCTGCCAATTGTCCTTCATGCGGAGGTTCAGGCGACCCTTCAGATACTCAGCCACGCGTTCGCGCAGCTCGTGCAGCCAGCGCTTGCTCCCCGACAGCACCACGCCGTCATCGCAATAGCGCATGTAGTACCGCGCGCCCTGCTCCTCCTTGAGCCAATGGTCCAGGCCCGAGAGGTATATGTTGCCGAAGTACTGTAAGAGGTAGTTGCCTATCGGCACGTTCGTCGGCGTTCCCACGGAGTCGATTATCCCATCTAACAGGCCGAGGACGTCCTGGTCCTTGACCTTCCTCCGGACCAGGGCCTTCAGCACCTCGTGGTCCATTGACGGATAGAACTTCTCCACGTCGAACTTGAGGCAGTATTCCGTGCCCTCACAGTCCTTCAGCATCCGCTGCAGGTCCTGGAGGCCTTGGTGGATGCCGCGCCCTTTGAGCGACGAATAGGTGTTGGGGATGAACGTGCTCATCCATATCGGCTCGAGCACCTGCACCGCCGCCCACTGCACGATGCGGTCCGGGTAGTAAGGCAGTACGTAGATGGTCCGCTCCTTCGGCCCGTCACGCTTGGTCCAGACGTGATAAGGAGAGGTGCGGTAGAGCTTGTTCTTCAGCATGTTGTGTATGCTGAGAAGGTGGCGTTCGGGGTCCTGGTCCACCAGCTGCACATCGCGGTAGTGCATCTTGCCCTTGCGGGCGTTGCGATGCGCCTCCCTGAGATTGTCCATGTCGTATATCAGAGGGTAGAGATCGCCGTATCGTTTCATCCCGCCATCCCCCTTTTGTGGGGTGCGCCGAGCGTTCGACAGGGCCTTGCGGCCGAGCTACCAGCACGGTTCGACGGGGGCAGGTCCATGTTTTGCCAAGAGGCAGGGCGAGGCTTTGCACCATTGCTCATCGTGATGTGTTCCCTCAAAGTCCGGTGCGTGCCGATGTTACGATTCGAATTCGAGGCTGCATTGTTCAGATTCCAATAGAAGGCTCCGCTATTCGTCCCATTGTTCCAATTGCCTCCCCGCAGCGCGGCGGTCCGTTCCTCGCCTTTTGCGTTTGTCACTCTCCGTACCCTCCACTCATCGTCAGTTTTTTATCGTGTCCCTCCGCAGGTCACCCCACAAAAGCCAGGCGCGCGCCGACGGCACGACTCGAATCCGAGGCCGCATCGTCCAGAGCCCAAAAGAAGGCCCCGCCACTCGTCCCAACGCTCCCACTGCTCCAATAGCCCCCCCGCAGCGCGGCCTTGTTCCCGGTGGCGCGATAATAATAATCGCACAGCTTCGTGCTCACGCTGCCACCGACGGCCGATGCCAGGAACCCGTAGTCGTTATCAGAGTCCGTCGCTATATCGGTCACATATCCGTCGGCCGCGCAGAGGGTCAGCCCCGAATCCACGTACGGCGCGGCGAACGTGTCCGAGGCGAAGCCGTGGTCTGCTATCCAGGGCTTGTAATCGGCCTTGATGTTGATGCCGTCGGTCCACTCCCACAAGTTGCCGAAGAACCCCTCTATGCCACGATAGCTCACGTTGTTGGCGGCTTGCCCGGTCTGGTAGTGCGTCTGCCCGGTGGCCGAACCGCTGGCGTTGCCCAGGGTGTTCGTCTGTCCGGAGTAGACGCCCATGTTCGAGGCGCCATCGTCCGTCAAGCTCAGCACGCCGTTGCCGAGCTGCGCCTGGGAATTGAACGAGGCGTACTCGATAAGGTAGAGCAGCTGCAGCGCGGACGCTGTCAGGAAGTCGATGACCTCCCATCCTGCGCCGCGGTTGTGCGCCAGCGTCCTCGCTTCGGGCAGCGTCAGCGACGTCTTCCAGCCGCTGATGGGCTTGACCCCGGACACGCTGGCCAGCTTATCGCCGGTCGTCGCCGTGTTGACGCGCCCGGCCGGGTCGTTGAGCATGTAGCCGCCAGCGCCGGTGGTCGTTTTGGCGACCGTGGCCGTCACGCCGGTAGTGCCGCCCGAGAACGTCGCTGTCGTCTTGAGCCCAGGGACCGAACAGGTCAATATGCACGCGGCATCAGCGCCCGAAGGCGCGAACGATTGCGGCGAGTACGGCACGCAGTTGTAGGTGGCCGCACGAAGCTTTGTTGCTACAGCATTAACATCATCCCCTGCGGTCACGGCCACGGTGATGGGCCGGTTGCCGTCCAGAGTTATCGTCACGTTGCCAGAGGCGGTGGCCGCCCCGGTGACCGTTATGGTGTTGACCTCGGTCGCCGAGGCGGTCACGTCGTAGGCGGACGCCTTGTACGCGCCGACGAAGATCCGGCTCTTGATCACGCCGTCGCGGACGAACGCCGGATGGACCTTGTAGCCCGGAAGCGGCAGCGGCGACACGTGCCACTGATAGGTGCTGGCCCCGACGTTCACCTTGTAGTAGAACTTCGGGATGACCACCATGACCTGCCCGTTGGAGCCGTCGGCCGCGTACCCGGCCTCACCGTAGTACGCGGTTATGACCCCGGCGTCGTTGACGTTGCAGCGGCGCATGGCGGCCCAGGGGAGCCAGGTGTCGAACGCTGAGCGCGCTCTCATCCCTGCGTAGCCTAGCCGCGTGTACTTGTCGGTGGTCTTGTTCCATTCCAGCCCGCAGGACCACGGCACCTCCAGCGGCTTGACCATGTCCCGGACGAACGGGACCCGCAGACCGTCGTAATCGTTAGTCGCGGACATCATGTGATTCTCCTCCGAACTTCAATAGAACACGCAGCGGACGTTGACCGCGGTTATGGTCTGCGCGGGGTCCCCGTTGCTGACCTTGAGCACGTTCAGCGCGCGCACGGCCTCGACGTCGAGCAGGACGATGTTGGACGCACGGGCTCCGGACGCGATAGACATCACTACCGGATTGCCGACCGTCTCGTAGCTGATGCCATCCAATGATCCGACCACGTACGCGGTCGCATTGCCCGACCCGGCCGCGTTGCCGGTGAACAGCAGCTGAACGGCCGCCTTCTTAGCATTGGCAGGGACCTCGAGGACCGCCGATACCGCTGAATCCGCCCCGGTGGCGATTGACGCCACGTCGCTCGCGTAGAAGTTCTGAGATGCCCCGCTGGTAGCGCCCATGCCTATCGTGTGGATTCATCGGGGCTGGTTTAAATAGGTAAGTCCGCGGCGAGAGCACCGGATTATTCGCCGGCGAATAATCCGGTTATTATTATCTCTAGCTCGAAATATCCGCCGGCGGATAATCCTAGCGCCAAGATCGGGACCGCACCGACGCCTGCTCGATCGACGGCTCATCACCAGCCCTTATAGAGTGTGCCAGTTCGTTGAAAGCACCGGCAGCGGCGTCCACCTCATCGTCCTTGACCTTCTTGTTGGGGAACGCGCACAGACGGTCGATGAAGCCCGTATAGTCCCATTCGCCCCGCACGATCATCACGTTACCAGCCTCTACCGCCGCGGCGAACGGCTCGGCCCGCTCGTACTTGGACCCGGTCGACCTGATGCCCTTGAACGCATACCCTACGAGCACCGTGCGGGCGTAATCGTCCGTGGTGTCCTTGCCCGATGAGCCGCCCTCCTCCTCCATCCTCACGTGGGTGCGGACCTCGTCCAGTGAGGCCGTCTGCCCTATCAGGTCCTTGTTGCCTTTGGGGGAATACCGGCCGCGGCGGCAGTCGATGATCCAGAACTGCCCATCCTTCTCGCACATCAGCACGCCGGCGGTGTAGTCGGGGTCGTCTCCCTTCCCTTCCTCGGTGGCCGCCTTGTCCCAGAAGCGCACGCGCCTGGCGAGCTTCGGGTAGTCGTCGACCAGCCTGAACCAGTCCCTCTTGAACAGCCCTCCCTCTTGGTCCTCGACGAACACGCACTCGTACTCTTGGGCGTATATGCGGGAGCCGAGGTCCTGGCGCTCGCCGTCGAGGAACTCCTTGGTTATGCGGTGGTTGTCCGCGGCGGTGAACGTCACCTTCTCCCACTCGGGACTGTTCCATGCGTCCCAGAAGTGCCCCGACTTGCTGCGCGGGGTGGATAGCTGACAGTATTCACCGTTGCTCACGGCGAGCATTGGCCGGACCGCCTTGTGTATGTCGTCGGGGACCGCGGCCGCCTCGTCCTCGATCACTAGGTCCACGGCCGAGTAGCCCCGGATGGTCCTCTCATTGGATGGAAGCGAGACGATCCTGGAACCGTTCGTCATCGTCAGCGATAGTTTGTTGTCCTCGACCAGGGTGGGGCGGTCCTCATTAGGCAGCGTCTTGAACAGGTCCGTCACCTTGCGGAACAGCTCGGAGCTCTGCCTCTGCGATGGCGAGAGCAGGATGATCAGCGAGTTCTGATAGAAGATGGCACGATGCAACGCCTTGATGGCTGCGACCGTGCTCTTCCCGCTCTGCCTGGCGCAGTTGAACACCTTGCGCTTGCCAGGGCTCTGCAGGACCTGCGTCTGCCATGGGTCCAGTGAGAACCCTAGATGCTCGCGGGCCCAATACGCCGAGTCTATCGCGCTGCGCCACCGCGTGTCGATCACTCAGACATCAGCTCCATGCGCCTGATGAGTTCTCTCTTTGCGTCCGGGTGGTCGTCGAGTACTGCCAAGACCGCAGAGAGCGAGTCTACGGGCATTGGTGGAGACTCTTCCTTCGCCTCCCGCTTGCCCTTGTCGGCCCACCGGTCTGATGCCCTGTTGTAAAGGACTATCTCCTGAGCCTTCACATTGCCTTTCAGGGCCTGGGCATACAGCGCGTCCTCCACTGCCTCCACCACCCTGATCTCAGCGGCGCGGACCTGTTCCTCGAACTCGGGGTGTGCGGTCCGGTATTGATAGGTGGTGGTCCGGTCAATGCCGATGGCTTCGGACGCTTCGGTCTTCGTCTTTCCAGCTTGGAGATGTTTTAGGAATGCCTCGCGCGCGCTAGCGTTGAATTTGATGAATTTTCTAGCAGAGGGAACCCCCGGACCGGCCGATGCCGATATTTCGTCTGGCGCCTTTGTCTTGGCCTTCGATTTACGTGCCTGCGTCACGTGATCATCCTTCCTGCAGTTCGTTATACTCGTACGTCGCCGGAGCGTGCTTGCTCGGCGGAGAGATCTCCTTGCTCCAATCCGACCTCGACAGTATGTAGATGAGCTGCTTCTCGGTCGGGACCATGAACCCCACATTCTCCCGTATGCCGCTCTTCTGCTTTGTGGCCTTCTTCACCAATGCATTGCGCACTTCATGATAGGTGTAAGTTCCGAGGGACGCGCATGTGCGTTGGATCTGTTCTTCAGTGCTGATGCCGCGGCGTTTCGGTCGATGCCGCTTGGCGAACGCGTCCCATGTCGGGAATATCTCCTTGGCGTGATACCTCAACCAGATGTGCTTGGCTAGTTCGCCGGGTTCTATGATGTAGACGGGCTTGCCGAATTGCTTGGCGTAAGCTATCTCCATGGCCGATCCTATCGATTCGTGCCCTCCGGGGACGTAGAGCAGGCCGTCGCTGCTCCTGATCAGTTCGAGGTCGTTCTCTACGATCTCTAGCGACATGCCGAAGCGGTCGGCCGCGCCGTCGTCTATAAGCTTGATGTCGTTCCGTTCTGTGTCGTAGAAGGGGTTGAGCAGTTCGACGCCGGTCCTTCGCTCGAACAGCAGCTCCTGCCTCCGGACCTCTTGCCGGTGGATGATGGGGTGCGCGAGGTAGAGGTTCATACCTTCACACACTCCACCACGTTCGGCGTTCCGTTCTTGACCTCGATGTGCCCGTAGCCGAGCTCCGTAGCGCCGAGCCCGGCGTCCTCGACGTATGACGGCACGCCCTCTTGATAGCCCTTGAGGAACGAGCCGCAGCACATGAACCACTTGTCCTCGTCGTCAATGACGTAGACGTCCTGGTTGCACATCGATTAATTATGCGCTCATGTCTATTAATCTGGTTATGAATGTGTAGGGGGAGGGTTGGAGGAAGTCATGGTGATGCAAGGTCGGTTCGAGTTCCCTCCCCGAACCTTATGTTCGGTCCGAGGGTATCAACTTGGTTGTGAATTTACACCCGGTTTATTCGCCGGCGAATAATCATAGGCGCGTAGCGGGGTATGCATTCACCGCAATCGATATTAGCAGGTTGCTCATATTCGGGGATGGACACGGGCATCCATGCGCCAACTCCAATTGAGCATTCTGCCCGTGCTCGCTTGCCCTATACCCCTATACCCCCCCTCCCCCCTGTGTTTCCACTGGAACCTGTGGAGAAGGTTCGTGCGTGTGTGCGTGCGCGATGTCAGTACTGTTAACGATGGATGACTATGTTCCACCGGAATCGGACTATACGATTTTTATTTATTATTTATTTGATAGTTATGATATGATGATATGATGCTGGCTATCTTTACGATGATGCCCGGATTTTAGCCATACACCCTTTTTAGAATGTTCCATATGAAACGTAGGGGGGAGGGGGGGTATATGTATATAGATAGGCAACTGATAAATATCGTTGACGGTGATGACGTTCCGATGCACAAGCTCATGGACCACTACCGGGCCGTCCTGGAACGCTCAGGCCGACCGGGGGAGAAGGTAGGACGAGCGACGATCGAGAACGCCTTGGCCATAGAGATGGGCATCTCGAACCTCAAGACGGCCCGACGGAACATCGAGGCGATGTGCCGGTTAGGATTGGTGCAGTGGGTGGAGCTGCGGGGGAGGAACGACATATTCGAGATCGTCGCCTACGCCATCGATGAGTTGAAAAAAGAATAAAGGGGAGGCTTAGAGCCTCGTCTGCCCTGCACACGCCTTTCCACTTTTTATCCGAATGGGGGTGTTGCGGAAAACATGCCCGCACTCCAGGCACTTGAACGGCGGATCGGTTATGGTCCCTCCGAGCTTGGTTACCTTCCGCTGGACTATCCGGTCGCTGTGACATTCTGGGCACTTGGTGGGGTCCTTCACTTGCTCACCGCCTCGAATTCCGGCACGTCCACCAGATGCCCGTTCGCCTTGTCCTCCCCGTTGTGATGCACGAACAGCAGCTTACCGGGCTGATCAGGTAGCGCGAGGACGTAGAGGGCGGCGATGCCGCAGACCGGGCAGATCGGACGGGACTCGCGGTGAGGCTGCAGCTGCCGGTGGCACCGGCGGCAGACCTGCTTGGGCGGAGATCCGGCCTCACGCAGCTCCGAGAGGGGATAGCCGCAGCTAGGACATTTGGTCAGTTCTCCACCTCCTTGGTGCTCTCGACCGCTTCCTGGAGGCGGTCGGCGGTCTGT